GGTTATAGTATCACTGCTTTACCTCGTGATTTAGCAGATAAATATAAAGATATTTTAGAATCATCTATGAAGCAAAGTGAAGGGAAATTAATTAAAGATTTAAATGACCCTGTGGGGTTTGCAATTAGTCTTGTTCCTGTTCCTTGTGTGGGTAGTGCTAAAATATGTAATGTTAGTAAAAAAGGTGAGAAAATGCCTGAAGATGAAAAATTAACTGAAAAAGGAATAATGGATATTGTTAAAAAAAGTTTAAAAGATTTTGGTTTTAAACCAAAAGAAGAACCTGAATATGTTACCAAAGATGAATTGGAATCTGCATTTAAAGCACATACTGAAGCAATAGAAGAAGTTTTATCTGAAAAAGTTTCCCAATTTGATGAAATTGTAACAAAAGCCAAAAAGAAAGAAGAGGAAGAAGATGAAGGTTCCTCTACTACTGAAGAAGAGGAAGAAGAAGGTGGAACTGCTTCTTCTAATAATGAAGAAGAAGAGGAAGAAGATGATGAAGATAAAAAGAAAAAAGGTTCAAGTAAAGGATTAAAAGTTGGAAATCATACTCCTGAAAATAGTATGAAATCTACAACTGAAATCGTAATGAAATCTATGAAACGTGATATTAGTGGTTCAAGAGTAACCAAAATAGACTAAATGTGTGATATTTATGAGTAATGCTACTATTTTAGATGAGATTGTAAATGAACAAGAAAAAGCTGTGTTCAAAGGAATGAGAGCAGATATGAGTGCAGGTAAAGCATTATTACAACCTGAACAAATGGGTACTTTCCTTCGTTATGCTACTTTACCTCAAACTTTATTATCTCGTGCAGATTTCAAATTAATGAAATCTTACAAATATATTTTAACCAAAGTAGGTTTAACAGGAAGAGTATTAGAAGCAGGATACAAGAATGCTAACAATGGACTTGATAGAGAAACCAATCCTGACATTACTCCTGCACAAGTTGAATTTACTCCTGAAGAGTTAGATGCTAAAAAATTAAAAGCATTGTGTGAAATCAACGATGATGATAAAGAAGATAATATTGAACAGGAATCATTTGAACAAACTTTACTTCAAATGATGGGAGAAAGGATAGGAGAAGATCTTGAATATTGGGCAATCTTTGCAGATACCACTATCCCTTATGCTAATAATAAATTATTATCTACTACTGATGGGTGGATTAAAAAAGCAGGAATTAAACTTAAATCTACTGGATTTAATAGTGGAGAAGATTTTGATTTAGATAATACTATCGAATCAATGTTTGATGCAATGTTATATGCTCTTCCAAAAAGAGCAAGACAAAATAGGGCAAGTTTAAGTTATTTTGTTCCATTTGAAGTGGAAGATGCATACAGGAATTTATTAAAATCTCGTGGTACTCCATTAGGAGATTCTACTCAAGTAGGATATGACCCAATTTTAAGATATAAAAATATTCCTATCGTACCAGTAGTCACTCTCGATGATGAAGAAGGTAGAGCATTAGATAACAGTGCAACAAGTTTCTTATGCGACCCTAAAAATATGGCATATGGTATCTACAAAGATATTTCCATCGAACCAAAAAGGATTGTTGAAGAAGAATTAACACAATACTGGTATCGTATGAGAGGAGATGTAGGTTACTATCGCCCAGAATATATTGTAACTTCAAAAATCAGTTTAGCAGAAGCAAAAGAATTACCACAAGACCATAAAGTCTAAAATTTAGGAGGTTGAATATATGACTTTTCCAAGATGGAACGATTTAACTGTTAAAGAAAGAATGAGTAAAGAAAGAAAGTGGAATCTTATTGCAGATGCTATAAATGGAGTATCTTCTGAAGAAGTAAATGGAGTACCTCCTGAAGAAGAATTATACGATATTCATATAGATGTAACTGATGGGGAAAATCCAGTAACTGGAGCAACTGTAGTTATTGGGGAAACAACAAGAACTACTGGAGAAGCAGGAGGTTGTAATTTCACTGGTTTAACCGCAAAAGAGTATACTGTAACAGTTACTAAAGAAGGTTATGTTGAAAAAACTGAAACTATTGTAGTGTCTGCAAATAACCTATCATTCACTATAATCTTACTACCTGCAGTAGAACAAGATAATCAACAGGTATCCTAGGGGAGTATTTTATGGCATATTGTACTCCGGAAGAAATAAAAAATTTTACTGGAGTTAAACCTATTAGTATTGGTTTAAATCAAGATGATGATTCTAAATTAGATGAAATTCTTTCTGATTGGATTACTCAATCAGAAAGTTTAATTAATTCATATATTAATAGGACATATTCAGATGAAAATCTTCCTCCTGCTGTGAAAAATGTTTGTATCCGTATTACTGCTAATATGGTTGCTTTAAGTCAAGCAAGGAAAGAAACACCAATAGTTCAAGTCAATGATTGGAGTACAGAAATATTAGATATGAGTATCTTCAGTAATAAATTGAAATCTGATTTAGAACCTTTTGTTAAAGAGCATAGTAATATTTCTGACCCAATTGATTTCTTTGCAATAACAGGAGATTAAAAATATGCCAGTTAATATTACTATTTCATTATCAGAAGATTTTAAAAATCGTGTACCAGAAGTTATTCCTCCATTTCTTGATTTAATTGGGCAGGAAATGTATAGAAATTTAATGATACATAGTCCAGTAAAAGAAGGAAGGTTAATAGGAGCATGGAATCGTGATATAGGAACTGGAAGGTTAGTTTTCCAAAATGCTACTTATTATGCGATTTTCCAAAATGATGGAACATATAGTTATGGTCCTCTTAAAAGAAAACCAAAAACTATGGAAGTTGGAGGAATAAAACCTAAACGATTTGTTGAAAAAAGCATTGAAGAAACTGGAAATAGATTACAAGAATTGTTAAATATTGCAGTTTCTAGGATAGATTGAGAATTATGGTTAATATTATTAAACAGAAGGATATCATTACAAAATCTGTATGGAATTATTTAGAAGTAGAAATAACTCCTGAAGGAATTTTAAGTGATGTTAATTCTTATATTAAACATTTTTTAAGTGAGGAATCTAAAAATCCTCCTGTAATTTGGGTGTGGGAACACCCAACAATTCCTCAACCTGGCAAAACACATAATTTAAGTAATAAACAACAAGTGCAGACTACTTTTGAATTTGTTTGTTGTGCTTATGATGTTGATTTAAGTAAAGCACAAATTTTAAGTGATAATCTCGCTACTCGTGTAGGGGCAAGTATTCTTAAAAATTTTAATAAAGTTAAAATTCCTGAAGATACTAGTCAAAGATTATTCACAAATGTAGAATTTAATGCTATTTATCCTGTTGGGGAAGGAGTAAATATTGCAGGGAAAAATAAAAGTGTTCCTGCTACTAGGATTATTTTTGATTTTAATTGGATTTTTGATTGGTTAAGTTGTAGAAGAATAACTGGATAATATTAAGGTGAGATATTTATGGGATTAAGAGTATTCGGTTTAAAAATGGAAAAAGAATATGGTGAGGAAGTAGATTGGGATAATTATATTCCTGATTTCCATCAAGAAGTGGATTCTGCTGATTTTAAATTAAATGATGACCCTACACTTACTAGTGGAGGTTCAAGAAGTTATAAAAATGCGAGAGCAGGTGTAATGAAGCCAACTGGTACTGTTGAAGGAAAAGTAGATCTTCAAAGAGTAGGACATTACTTTAGAGCATTGTTAGATCAGTATGTTTATACCAAAGATGGTGATACAAATATTCATGAATTTTATGGTGGAGAAGGTAAAGATTTAGCAAGCTTTTCTGCAATTCAAACTTATGATTTATTCCAAAAACAAATTGTAGGTCTTATTTTAGATACTTTGAAAATTGAAGTATCTGATGAGTATATGACTTTCAGTAATGATTGGATTTACAAAGATGAATCATTTGATAAAATTGATGCTTCAGAATATGAAAAATTAGAAGTCAAAAGTGCTATTCCTTTAATGTTTTATGATGTAAAAGCATGGTTAGGAGATGAAGTGGCAAAAGTGTTGAATGGTCAAACTCTTGATAAAGAGAATACTATTCAGAATAGTTTCAGTATGGAAGTTAAAAATAATTTAAATGTAGATAAAACTATTGGGTTAGGTTCAAGGAGACCTCAAAAGAAAGCAAATGCTCAATTAAGAGAAATAGCATTATCAATAGTTTCCATTCTTGATTACGATACATTAGATACTATTATCGCAGGGGAATATGGGGAAGTAGGAGCAGTAACTCCAACACAATGTAAATTGGTAAAAATTCCATTATTATTAGATGTGAATATTTGTGAAGATGCTACTCAAAAATTACAAATATTATTCCCTGAATGTATTCTTAAAGTAGAATATGATTTAAGCGAAGTAGATGATATTGAAGCAACAATTAGTTTAACTGCTCTTGGAACAGGTAAAGCAAAATTAAATGATAATACTGAAGTAAACACTGATATTTATATCCGATTAATTAATAGTATGCCTGAAATCACTACTGAAGAAGTAGTACCAGTTACACCATAGGAGGATTGTAAAATGAAAATTTTGAAAAAAGCAGATATTTTAAGAAACATTGACGAACCTGAAAAAGTAACAATCAAAAGTCTTGGGGGAGATTTATGGTTAAGACCCTTATCCAACAAGGAATTAGATGAAATAGATGAAATTGAAGCCAAAGCAATGGGAATCTTTGAAACTAATGAAAGAGGTAAAAAAGGATTATCTGAATCTACCAGTAAAGGTAAATTAAATGTTGCAAAATTAACAACTGCATCTGCCGAATCTAAAATAGAAATGATTTATCGCAGTCTTGATAATCCAAAAAATGAAGATGACCCTTGGACTTACGATGAAATTAACAAATTAAAAAGGCATATGGTTGATGAAATCGTTGAAAAAGTTAAAGAGATTAGTGGAGAAGAAGTTACTAAATCTGATGTAGAACGATTTCCTGAAAACGAATGAAGGTAAAAATATTGTATGGCTTGATTATTTTGGATATCATTTAACAGACAGAACTTCCAAATTAACAAGACCTCAATATTATTTTATCCTCATTGGAAGAGGTAAACTATATCAAAAGATGAATGAAGTAAAAAAATAATTATTCTTTTTTTTAAAATTTTGTGGAGGTGAAAATCAATTGCCATCAAATAATGTTGTGAAAATTATTATCGAAGCAGAAGATAAAGTTCAATCTGTTGTAGATAAAGTATCCAACAAATTAAAAAGATTAGGAGATGTTGGAAAAACTGCTAATAATGAAGTAGCGAATGCTAATTCCAAAGTAACAAATTCATTATATCCTGTTCATAAAGAATTGGAAAAAATTACTGATGATTATTTACAAGTAATGAATTCAGGTTCTAAAAGTTTCGACCAATTATCTAAAAAAGAGCAAGAAGCAGTAGTAAAATTCCATCAATTAGATGAAGAAGCTAAAAATACTGCTATGGCTTTGAGAGAAATGGGTCAGGATTTTAATTTTGGAAGTGGTGTTGATAAAGCAGTTCAACAATTTATCCAATTAGATTCTACTACTGATACTTGGGCAGGAAGTTTAGAGCATGCCAAATCAAAATTAGATATGCTTGGAGTAGATACTGATAGTTTAAAAGGTAAAATTCAAGTTACTGGTTCTGCAGTTCAAACATATTTAGGTAATAAATGGGATACTGTTAAATCTAAAGTTTCATCAGTAGCAGATACGATTAAAACAAAACTTTCAAGTGCAGTTAATACTGTTAAAACTGGTATTCAAGGGTTAGCAGATAAATTTAGTGGACTTGGAGGTGTAATGTCTAGTGTATTTGGTGGAATTGGTTTAAAAGGTGTCTATGATATGACAGTAGGTTCATCAATCGCTCGTGAACAGGTTCAAACATTAACAAATTCTGTAATCGGTTTGGGTAATGGTGCTTACACATATTGGAATCAGATGGATGAAATGACTAACAGTAGTCTTGTTTCTCTTGATGAGTTAGGTCAAGCAATGTCTGTCATTAAAATGAGTACAGGAGCGAATACTACTCAATTAAAAGGATTAATGCCTGTTGTAAATGATATCGGTCAAAGAGCAATCCTTATGGGTAGAACTGGAGAAGAAGCCATTGGACTTATGCAAGCAGCAGGAAAAGGGTTAAATGGTGAATTTGGTATGCTCCAAGATAACTTCGGAATCACCAAAGATAAACTCACTGAATTAGGTTGGGATGGTAGTGCCGAAGATGTACAAGGTTACACAAGAGCATTAGAAGCATATCTTGAAAAAGGAGGTAGTCTTGATGATATGATGGGAACTACCTCTGGAAAATTAACTGTTTTGGGAAAGAAATTCAGAATCGCAAGTAGGGAAATCGGAGACCAATTCATACCTTACATTAATAAAGGAT